ATAGAAAGGAAAAATGCACAAAAAACAATTCAGAGTACAGATATCTGCATATTTACATTATGCTGATTTTATTATTGAATCTTTAGATGCCCCGTTAGATATAGAAAATGCTATCATTGACAGATTAGGAAAATCTGATATAAAATGGGAATATCTTGGAGAAATGCATGATCCAAGAGTAAATAGAATAACCTATGAGGAGGTTATTAATGGAGGCGATAGTGCAACACTTGAACGACCTTTACACACAGAAAAAGGGTCTAGATCTTCAGTGGGAGCAAGAGCATCTTAAAGAGGGTAGATATACTCTCAACATGGTTAAGATAGACAGAAAAGTCAGAGAAGTTCTTAATCATATTAAACTTGCAGAGGCTAGAAAAGCGACTTTGCAAAATAAAATAGATGATGCAGCTCCTCAAGTTTCTGTAGCTACTTAATAAAAAGCTACATCGTTGGAAAAAACCAATCCACATCACAGGCTCTCTTGCGCTTTATTAAAAACTGTTATATAAATTATTCACTGTATAATTAATTGGAGCATAGACGCATACAGTCGACGGCCTAGAGACTATGCTCTTTAAACTAGGAGGATACTATGGCACAAACTACATTTTCAGGACCAGTAAAATCTTTAAGAGGATTTGTTACTGCAGGACCTGACGCGGTTGTAAACATCACAGCAGAAACTACTTTAACTTTTGCTGCTCATGCAGGTAAAGTTATTAAAATAAATGATGCAGATGGAGCAATCACACTTCCAACAATCAAAGCAGATAGCAAAGGCGGAACAGCTGGACAAGACGATCCTAACGCTAATAATCAATTAGGTGCAGTCTACAAGTTTTTTGTAGGCACAGATTGCACGGATTGCGATATTAAAACTGACGGAACTGACAAATTTGTTGGTCACGCAACTATCGTAAACGTAGCAGATGGAACTAACAGCACGTTCGTTCCTGCATCAGCTAATGATGTTATCAGCATGAACGGTGGAACTACAGGTGGAGATAAAGGTAGCACAGTTACCATTACTGCACTTGAAGACAATGTATATTTAGTAGAAGCAGTGTTAATCGGTACAGGTACTGAAGCAACACCTTTTGCAAATAGTTAATAAATAAATAATGACTCGGAGCGCCTGGTAATGCAGGCGCTCTTTAAAAGGAGGACAAAAACATGGCAGACACAGTATTAAATACAACTGTATTTGATGGAGCAAAAAAACTTATCACTCACTACAACGTAGTTTCTGATAGTTCTGGAAGCACAACTAAAATAGTTGATGTTTCTGCATTAGCATCTAACAACGGCAAAACTTGCAAAACAGTAAGATTAAATAAAGTTAGTTTTAATGTTTCTGTAACAGCACCGGTTGATGCAATTAGAATGCAATGGGACGCTGATACGGATGTGGTATTTCAAACTTTATCGGGTGAAATGGAATATGATTACTCATCTTTTGGTGGATTAAAAAACACTGAAGCAACTAATTTTACCGGAGATGTAAATGTTGTTTTACCAGCTTGTTCAGACGGAGATACAGCTACAATCGTTTGTGAATGGATTAAAGTTTACGAATCGTAGGAGTTTAAATGGCTAATACTACTTCGGGGACAACAACGTTCGACAAAACTTTTGCTATTGACGAAATAATAGAGGAAGCTTTTGAACGTATAGGTCAGCAAAATGTTGCTGGATATCAATTAAAAAATGCAAGAAGAACTCTAAATATCTTGTTTCAAGAGTGGGGTAATAGAGGTATTCACTATTGGGAAGTAGGTTCAACTAATCTAGATCTTATAGAAGGTCAAGCAGATTATGATTTTTTTAGATCAAGTGACGATGGAACTTCCGCAACCACAACAGACCCATCAAACGTTTTTGGTATGTCCGATGTTCTTGAAGCACAATTAAGATCCAATAGAACTCAAACAACACAATCAGATAGTCCTATGACTAAAGTAGATAGATCTACTTATGCAGGTTTTTCTAATAAATTATCAAAAGGCACACCTAATCAATATTGGGTAGAAAGATTTATAGATAAGGTTACGATACATATCTATCCAACACCTGATTCTACGAGTGCATCTAAAGATATGCATTTTTTCTTTATAAAAAGAATACAAGATGTAGGTGATTATACTAATGCAACTGATGTTCCTTTTAGATTTGTTCCTTGCATGGTATCAGGATTAGCGTATTATTTATCTATGAAATATCAACCACAATTAGTACAACAAACAAAATTGGTTTACGAGGATGAGTTTGCAAGAGCGTTAGCAGAAGACGGTTCTGCATCTAGCACACACATTACTCCTAAAGCTTATTATCCAGGAGCATAATGGCAAAATACGCAACAGGTAAATACGCAAAAGCAATATCAGATAGATCTGGTATGGAATTTCCATATAAAGAAATGGTTAGAGAATGGAATGGTGCGTTTGTGCATGTATCTGAATTTGAACCTAAACAACCACAATTAGAACCAAAGCCGATGAATGGTGACTCTATATCTTTAAGACATGTAAGACCAGGAAGAATAGAACCAGCTGTTGCTGCCATGTTACCAAATAATCCTTTCTCTATAACAGCATCTTCACAAACAATTACTGTAACAGAGCCTAATCATGGAAGATCTAGTGGTGATACTGTAAGATTTAGAAACGTGATAGGAAGTCCTGGAGGGGTAGCTTTTACAGTTTATCAAAATTCAAGTGGTTTTAGCATAACAGTTACAACAACAGATAAATATACGTTTACACTAGGCTCAACTCCTAGTATAACAGAAGATTCAGGAGGACCAACTGTGTCTGCAGGACCAGTTACTATAACACCATGATAAAATTTTTTAAAAAATGGATTTGTAAAATATTTCATATTAAACAATGTGAGTGTCCAACCGATATGGATCCACATGAAGAACTATATTTACACACACCAGAACCAGAAGTGCCAACACACGTAGAAGAAACAGCAAAACAGAAAAAGATACGTGAAAAACACAAAGGAGATAAATAATGGGAAAGATAAAAGCATTTAAAGGTTTAGGAAAAGCTTTTTTAAAAGGAAGAGCAAATCCTAAAAAAGTTAGAGGTGATATGGAGACAAATCCCGCTGTTAGAAAAGGTATTGCCATAGCAAAAAAAGATTTAAAGAAAAAAGGGTTTATTGGTATAAAAGCAAAAAAAATACCTAAAGATTTAAGTTATATGAAAGGTTATTTAGATTAATGGCTGGATTAAGTGCATCAGGATTAAAAACACAAATTAGAAGTTATACAGAAACAGATTCTAATGTTTTATCAGATTCTGTTTTAGAAAATATAATTTTAAATGCACAATATAGAATATTTAGAGATGTTCCTATTGATGCAGATAGAAAACAACAACTAGGTAATTTTGTTGCTGGACAAGAGTCTATTAACTGTCCAGCGGGAGCTGTATTTATTAGAGGTATACAAGTTTATGATACAGCGGGATCTGAAACTACAGGGGCTAATAGATGGTTAGAAAAAAAAGATGTAACTTATTTACAAGAATATCAAGATGTGACAGGCACATCTGCGGCTCAAGGACAGCCTAAATATTACGCTATGTTTGGAGGTGCTACAGGAGAATCTGATACCACATCAGGAAGAATATTTGTAGCTCCAGTTCCTAATACAACATATAGATTTAGAGTGCATTTTAATGCAATGCCTGCATTATTAGAGAATGATGACACTAATTATATCAGTCTTAATTTTCCAAATGGCTTATTATATTGCTGTTTATCAGAGGCATATGGTTTTTTAAAAGGTCCGATAGATATGTTGACTTTATATGAAAATAAATATAAACAAGAAGTACAGAAGTTTGCTAACGAGCAAGTTGGTAGAAGACGAAGAGATGACTACACAGATGGCACAGTTAGAATACCGGTGACCTCAGCAAACCCGTAGGAGATTATTATGGCGATAACATCAGCAATTTGCACAAGTTTTAAACAAGAACTTTTAGTAGGAACACATAATTTTACAGCGACAAGTGGTAATACTTTTAAAATAGCTTTATTCACAAGTGATGCATCTTTAGGAGCAGGCACTACAGCATATTCAACATCAAATGAAATTACAAATTCTTCCGGAACTGCGTATACTGCCGGTGGAGCAACACTAACTTCAGTGACTCCTACAACAGATGGCACGACAGCTGTTTGTGACTTTGCAGATGTAAGTTATACTTCTGCGTCTTTTACAGCTAATGGCGCACTAATATATAACGATACACAATCTGATAAAGCTGTGGCTGTTATAGCTTTCGGTGGTGATAAAACAGTTTCTTCAGGAACTTTTACAATTCAATTTCCCGCAGCAGACGCAAGCAACGCAATAATCCGTATAGCATAGGAGGCCACCCATGTCGGTGACTTCAGGATGGGGTAGACTCACTTGGGATCGATCTCAGTGGGGAGGTTCTACAATTTTAACAACAGGATGGGGTGCGGAAGACTGGAACAATGGCTCTTGGGGCCAGATTAACGATGAAATAGTTTTTCCAACAGGAATATCTGCTACCATATCAATAGGATCAGTATCTGCTTTTTCAGCACAAGGTTGGGGAAGAGATGACTGGGGAGAAGAACCTTGGGGAGAAAGTTTTGATCCTGTAATTTCAGTAACAGGTTTTGGTCTTACAGCTTCACTTGGTACAACGGAAGAATCTAATCAAACAGGTTGGGGTAGATTATCTTGGAACCAAGCTGATTGGGGAGAAGGTGCTGACGAAACGGTGTCTTTAACAGGTATTGAAGCAACTGCTTCAGTGGGATCTATAACTCCAGAGTTTACTTATCTATTAGAAATGATAGGTGCCAATCACTCGATGACAACGAGTGTTGGTAGTCCACAGGTTGATGGTGAAATAGGCGTTCCTCTAACAGGAGTGTCAGCAGAGTTTGCAACACCAACAATGTCTTATGTCGGAACACTAGTTGGTTGGGGTAGAGATTCTTGGAATGATAACTCTTGGGGAGAATCCCCTAATCAAGTTATTCCTTTAGTAGGTAGAGAGGCAACTATAAGTGTAGGATCTATATCTCCTGCGGATGTGGTTGGTATATCTGGTCAAGAAGCCACTACAAGCGTGGGAAGTTTTAGTTTCGTAATTAGTCCAACAGCTTCTCTTAGCGGACAATCTTCAACGATAAATTTAGGAACTTTAGGACTAGAATTTGGTAAAAGCACAGAACCTATAACAGGCATAGAAGCAACATCTTCTTTAGGCACTTTAGGATTAGAGTTTGGCCCAGATGAAATTACAGGTGTGTCTGCAACAACATCTGTTGGATCAATTGAAATTGGAGCTGTTGAATTAGTGGATGTAACAGGAGTTTCTGCAACAGTATCTGTGGGATCTATTACTCCAGGGATAGGTGTCCCTCTTACAGGTATAGCAGCAACATCAGCTGTAGGGTCAATTTCACCAAGCGATGTAGTTCAAGGTTTAACAACAGTTGAAATAACTGCAGGTGTAGGAGTGCTGGCAATAGAGGCTTACGCAAACATTGACACGGGTTCAAATACCTCTTATAGTGCCGTTTCAACAGGATCAAATGATACGTATTCTGATGTTGCAACAGGATCAAATACGAGTTATAGTAATGTATCTACAGGATCAAATGATACGTATTCTGATGTTGCAACAGGATCAAATACAAGTTATAGTGACGTAGCGTAGGAGAAAAATATGGCATCAACATACACACCTTTAGGGGTAGAACTTCAAGCAACTGGTGAAAACGCTGGTACATGGGGAACAAAAACTAATACTAATTTACAAATTATAGAACAAATATCTGGTGGATATACAACAGTTAATTTTGGAAGTGACGCAGATGTTACTTTATCTGTTTCTGATGGATCAACCGGTGCAGCTTTAGCTCATAGAGTTTTAGAATTTACTTCATCAGGATCTTTAACAGCTACTAGAAATGCCACTATCCCTCTTGATGTTCAACAATTTTACATTTTAAAAAATTCAACAACTGGTAGTCAATCCATAACATTTAAATATGTTTCTGGATCAGGAGATAGTGTTACCGTTGCAAATGGAACAACAGTAATTGCGTATGCAAAAGCTGATGATGGAACTAACCCAAATATTGATTCAGTTAGCATAGGAGATGTAACACTAACTGGAACAGAAACTTTAACGAATAAAACTTTAACGTCACCTAAAATAGGCACTTCTATTTTAGATACGAATGGTAACGAACTAGCTAAAGTAACAGCAACTAGTTCAGCAGTAAACGAATTTACAATAGCTAACGCAGCTACTGGAAGCGGACCAACTCTTTCATCTACAGGTGGAGATACAAACATAGATATCAATGTAACTCCAAAAGGAACTGGAGATGTTGTTCTTGCAGGAGATACAGTAAAAGTTGGTGATTCTGGAGCGGCAGCTACATTAACTTCAAACGGAGCGGGAGCACTTACAGTAACAACCGGTGGTGCAGCTGATCTTGTTTTAAGCACAAACAGTGGAACTGACTCGGGCACAGTTACAATTACAGACGCAGCTAACGGAAATATTACTCTTGCTCCTAACGGAACTGGAGTAGTTCAAATTTCAGGAAACTCAACTCAATCTGGTAGATTAAGAATTACAGAGGACACTGATGATGGATCAAACTATATTCAGTTATTAGCGCCTGCTTTATCAAGCAATCTTTCATTAACTTTACCTTCTGCAGACGGTTCGGCAGATCAAGCCTTAGTTACAAACGGATCAGGTGTTTTATCTTTTGCTGATGCAGGTGGTGGTAAAGTTTTACAAGTTGTTGGTGCAACTTCAACTAACGAAACAACTACTACATCAACATCATATCAAGCATTTACTGATGGAGTGACTATCACACCTTCAGCAACAAATAGTAAAGTTTTAATATTAGCAAATTTTGAAACAAGTGGAACTGACTCAGCGATTAGAATTGCAACTTCATTATTTAGAGACAGCACTGAAGTAACTGGAGGTTCTCGTTTAGCTCAAAGAAACGAACAAAATAATACTACGCCAGCTGCTACACCTACCCAAATGTCAATAATATTTTTAGATTCACCAAACACTACTTCTGCTGTAACATATAAAATAGCTTTTAAAAGACAAGATAACCAATCAGGAACTGTAAAAATAAATGATGATCAAAAAACATTAGTTTATGTAGCAATGGAAATAGGAGCATAATGATAATTAATAAAACAATAGCAGCAATATTAAAAATTAATCCTGACGCAGATGTAACTGTAACAAATGAAGATATAGATAGCATCCAATGGAATAATGGTACTACACCTATACCTAAAGCTCAAATAGAAGAAAAATTAGCTGAAGTAGAGGAAGAATTTAATAATCAACATCAAAAAGTAATAGATGATAAAACATCAGCAAAAACTAAATTAAAAAATTTAGGTTTATCTGATGATGAAATAAAAGCCCTACTAGGTATATAATACTACCAAAAAATTAAAAACCTTATATAATGAGGGCTTATGCTACAGAAAATAGGATTTCGACCAGGTATTAATAAACAAATCACGGAGACCGGAGCAGAGGGACAATGGGTGGATTGTGATAATGTTAGATTTAGATATGGTACGCCTGAAAAAATAGGTGGTTGGAATCAATTAGGTGGCTCTGGATCAAACGAATTAACAGGTGCTGGTCGAGGCATGCACCATTTTATAAATAGCTTATCAAGAAAATATTCAATCATTGGTACAAATAGAATTTTATACGCTTTTTCTGGGGGCGTGTTTTATGACATACATCCAATTAAATCTACAACAACGCTTACAAGTGCTTTTACCACGACCAACGGATCACCAACAGTAACTATTACTTTTAGCACATCTCACGGTATTAATCCTCAAGACATAATATTGTTAGATAATTTTTCTACAATCACAGGATCTAATTTTGGTTCGTCTGATTTTGATGATAAAAAATTTATGGTAACAACTGTGCCAACAGCAACAACTATTACAATTACAATGCCATCAAACGAGTCAGGATCTGGTGCAACAACATCAGGAGGCATTAGAGTGCAACATTATTATCCTGTTGGACCAGCTGTGCAAGCAAAAGGTTTTGGTTGGGGTTTAGGTTCTTGGGGTGGTGAAGATGGATCTGCATTAACTTCTACTTTAAATGGTGCGATTAACAGTTCTGTAACAACTCTTACATTAGCCGATGCATCTCAATTTCCTAGTTCTGGAACAAACTTTGTTATAATAGGGTCTGAAGAAATTTCTTATACTGGAGTTAGTGGTAATACACTTACAGGTTTAACAAGAGGGGTTGCAGGAACAACAGCAGCATCACATAGCGATGGTGCTACAGTTACAAATTCAACTGATTTTGTTGCGTGGGGTGAGGCTGCATCGGGAGACTTAGTATTAGAACCAGGTATGTGGTCATTAGATAATTTTGGTGATAAGGCAATTTGTTTAATTCATGACAGCGCTGTTTTTTCTTGGGACTCTAGTTTGTCCAATGCAACAGAAACTAGAGCAGCCATTATAACAGGTGCACCAACTGCATCACGTCACATGTTAGTATCCACACCAGACCGTCACTTAGTGTTTTATGGAACAGAAACAACTATTGGAGATACATCAACACAAGACGACATGTTTATTAGATTCTCCGATCAAGAGGATATAAATACATATACTCCATCTGCAACTAACACAGCCGGCACACAAAGACTGGCTGATGGATCACAGATCAGAGGAGCTATAAGAGGTAGAGATGCTATCTATGTTTGGACTGACACTTCATTATTTACACAACGTTTTGTTGGTCAACCATTTACATTTGCGTTTGCACAAGTTGGAACTAACTGTGGATTAGTTGGACAGAATGCATGTGTTGAGGTTGATGGTTCTGCATATTGGATGTCAGAGAATGGTTTCTTTAGATATGCAGGTAAACTAGAATCACTTCCGTGTTTAGTAGAAGATTTTGTATTTGATGATATTAATTTAGAGTCTGGTAACCAAATGGTATCTGCCGGATTAAATAATTTGTTTGGTGAAGTTATGTGGTTTTATCCTCAGTCTTCTTCATCAGTTGTAAATAGAATGGTTGCATATAATTATTTTGATTCATCACCACAAAGACCTGTATGGACTGTGGGAACTTTAGCTAGAACAATATGGAAAGATTCCGCAGTGTTTGGTAAGCCACATGCTTTAGAGTATGATGCAGATACCGATACATCTTTTGATGTAGTTGGTAATACGGAAGGTAGAACAAGTTACTATGAACACGAAACAGGGACAGATCAAAACAGAAATGGAACTATAAGTGCGATTACTGCAAATATTTTATCAGGAGATTTTGATATCACAGCTCAAAGAGCACCAACTGGTCAACAAACAGGTATTGCAACTTTTAGAGGAGATGGTGAATTTATTATGAAGATAAGAAGATTTATACCTGATTTTATTTCACAAACTGGCACAACTAGAGTCACGTTAAATTTACGAAATTTTTCAAATGACACAGCTGCGAGTTCACCACTTGGCCCTTTTGATATTACAAGCGCAACAAAAAAAATTGATACACGTGCAAGGGCTAGAGCTATTGCTCTAAAAATAGAAAATACATCAACAAGTCAAAATTGGAAGTTAGGTACTTTTAAATTAGACACACAACCAGATGGAAGAAGATAATGGCAAAGATAGTACAAGTATTAACAAGACCAAGTAAAGAATATGATTTAGGCACAGCGGAAGCGCAAGTAAGAGATCTTGATGCGATTGTGGAAAAATTAAATTCTACGTTTCAAGAAGAATTAAAACAGGAGATAGAAGCATTTAACTTCTTTATAAATTAATGGCTAATAGTTTTAAAAATAAAAAAGTAGATTTAACTACAACTGATCTTACAACTTTGTACACAGTACCAACTGCAACTACAACTGTTGTTAAATCATTGTTAGTAACCGAGGACGCTGGATCAGGAACCACTATAACAATAACACTAGTAAATTCTAGTGGTGCTATATTTAATTTATTTAAAGATAAAGCTATAGCATCTAAGGCAACATCAGAGCTCTTAACAAATCCACTTATTATGGAGGAAAGTGAGGTGTTAAAAGTACAAGCTGCTGATGCTAATGAGTTGCATGTCATAGCTTCTATATTAGAAATACAACCAAGAGAGGTGGTATCGTAATTATGGAAATAAAACCAAAAAAAATAATAGAGGAAATATCTAACATAAAAACAGGTGAAAAATACATGAATGATCAAGAGTGGAAGTCAAAAGGTATACCAGAATCTGACATAAGAAAAGATGTGACAGTGGTAATGCCTAGCCTTGATTTATTTGGTAAAACAAAATAAGATGGTACGATGGCAATAACTAGAGCACAAATAGCAAGACAATTATACCAATTTGGAGGTGGAGCAGATGCTGGCAAAGGATCTGATTTTGGTAAAGAAAATTTTGGTGGTGGTGATGGTGTAAGAGAACAAAGAATATCACAACAATATAAAAATGTACCAAAAACAACAATTAAGTCTGGAAAAGATTTTAGAGATACACAAAAAGTTAAAGAAGCTTTTACCAAAGAAACACTTTTAGATAAAGCACCTAGCATTGGACTTTTAAGTAAACTTTCTAAATTTGACCCAAAATTCATGAAAGACTTTGCAAAATTTAAATCTAATCAAGATCTTTTAGATTATATTAATAGCTTAGATGAAGAGGACCAGAGCAGTGGTAAATTAGCTTCAGCTTTAATAGGTTATGGAGATTTTTTAGCAGAGCAAAAAGGTTTGCCAGCATTAAAATTTTCTGGTGATGTAGGTGGTTTAGAACAATTTGTAAAAAAAGATGGTACGTTTGGTTATAGAAATGTTGAAGGTGGACAACCTATTATACCTCAAACAATGATGGCATCAGCACCAAGCATCACGGAACAAGGAACAGAAGATCCTCAAGGATTAGAGGGTTTAAGATTAGCATTTAGAGCTGAAGGTGGACCAATAGGTGGGATCATGGATATTGAATCAGGTAGACAGATGTATTTTTTAGGTAAATTAGTTAAGAAAGCAACAAGAGCTGTTAAAAAAATTGCAAAGTCACCAATAGGTAAAGCTGCATTATTAGGTGCAGTTGCATTTGGTATACCAGGACTAGGAACGGCCGGTGGCCTAGGTGGTGGTATATTTGGTAGAGCTAGTTTTGGTGGAGCTGCACCGGGTATATTTGGATTTAGTGGTATTGGAAATGCATTAGCTTTAGGTAAAATGAAAGCAGGTAATTTATTATTAGGACTTCCTGGAGACACGGGAGGTAGAGTTGCTGGGACTGGTTTATTAAGTAAAATAGGACCAGGAACATTAATTACGGCAGCATCAGCACTAGCAGGATTACTAACAGAAGACCAAGAACAAAAGGCACAAGAATTATCAAGGGGTGAGGGTATAGATATAGAGGAAGCTAGAAGAATGATTTTACAAGCAGGAACTTCAGCAGATAGAAGAGGTTTAGCATTTAGAGCTGAGGGTGGTAGAATTGGATATCAAGAAGGATCAAAAGAACCAGTGGCTAAAAAGACCATGCCACTACTAGATATGGGTGGCAAAGAGATGGATCTAAGAGAAGAAGGTGGATTTGTACCTATCGGACGTATGGAAAAGGCAGACGATGTCCCTGCAAGATTATCAAAGAATGAATTTGTATTTACAGCAGATGCTGTTAGAAATGCTGGTGATGGAGATGTAGACAAAGGCGCAGAAGTTATGTATAACATGATGAAGAACCTCGAAGCCGGAGGTGACGTATCTGAAGAATCGCAAGGCTTAGAAGGCGCTAGACGTATGTTTCAAACATCACAAAGATTAGAGGAAGTATTATAATGGCCGTACAAACTACAAGAACATTACCCGCACAATTTATCGAAGATTTAGGAAAAGATTTAGCAACACAGATTGTAGCACAATCCGGTGTACCTACGGTAACTACAGGGTTAGCAGGAATATCACAACAACCAGGAGAAACTGCTGCAGATTTTCAAGCTAGACAACAAGCAGCTAGAGAATTTACAACAAGACAACAAAGTTTAGCGGGACTTGCACCACAAGTAGCACAACAAGATGCATTACAACAACAAGCACAACAATTAGCAACTCAAGGTGTAGGATCTTTCGCACCGTTTTTACAACAAGCTCAAGCAGCAGGAACTGCTGCAGGCACAGCGTTAGGTGGAATTGGTTTAGGAGCAACAGCTTTTCAACAAGACGTACAAGATTTTATGTCTCCGTTTCAAGCACAAGTAATAGATGCAACACTTTCAGAATTTGATCGTAATAGAGCTATACAAGAACAGCAAATAAGAGATCAGCAAGCAGCTTTGGGTGCGCTCGGCAGTGGTCGAGCGGGAGTGCAACTCGCAGAGTTTGGCACAGGGGCTGCGAGAGAACGTGCGTTATTACAGGCCGGTCTCTTGCAACAAGGTTTTGGTCAGGCAGCAGCTGCCAGACAACAAGATATAGCTAATAGAGGTGCTTTAGCATCTCAACAACAAGGCTTAGGGGCTTTCCAAGCAGGACTAGGAGCACAGCAACAAGCATTAACAGGTACAGATATTTCACGTTTAGGTTCATTGGGCGCACTGAATCAGGCGCAAGCACAAGCTCAACTTGATGCACAAAGAGAAGCAGTAAGACAAGCAACATTCTTACCACAAGAGCGATTAGATAGATTTGCTGGACAAGTAACAGGAATTATGGGTGGATACCCTGCACAATTCCAATCAACAATTACTCCTAACCCAACACCATTACAAACAGCGTTGGGTCTTGGTACAACACTTGCAGGTATCTATGGTGCATTTAAAAATCCTGGTCAAACAGATTTTGGAAGCGTATTTGGAAGAACTAGATAATGAATAGAATATTAAAAAGACCAATGTTTAGAATGGGAGGTTCGTCAGGAACTGGTATCACGTCAGGACTAGATAGACCACAACAAATGGCCAAAGGTGGTAGAATAGGTTATCAACAAGGATCAATGCCTAATTTTCAATTAAGTGGGTTACCTGGGTTTGCAACACAGCTTGGTTTAAATCTTTTATCAACACCACCACAAGGTAATATATTTCAAACAGCGGCAGTAGCTGCACAAGATCCGTTTAGAAGATTACAAGCAGGTCAAGCAGCAGAAATAAAGACAGCATCAGATAGAGCGTTTGCAGAAAAACTAGCTAAAGACGAAAGAGATTTTTTAAGGGGTGAAACTACTAGAAAATTAGAATCAGCAGAGAGAATAGCTGGTATGAATGTAGCAGACACAACTAAAAGAGTGCAAGATATTGCAGATACAAAATATGAGGGTGACATAATAAAAGCACAAAGAGAAGTAGATTTTCCAACTGAAGTATATCCTAATTTAGTAAGTCAATATGGAAATAAACAAGTTGCTACAACTGTAATAGATTCTACTAACTTACAAAAACAAAAAGATATTGATAAATTTGTAGATTTAAATCCTTTTTTAGCTACTAAATTTGTATACGATGTTGCAACAGGTAAAACTATGACATTTGTAAAAGATAAATTAAGTGGTAGATTTAAATTAATTCCAGCTGACTCTGCTGATATAGATACAATTGGTGATGATATGCCAGATCCTGATAGAACACCAGGATTGTTTGGTCAAAAAACAAAACCAAATGTAATTACTCCAGCAATAAAAGAGTTTATATCAGACAAAGATAGACCCGACTTTGGTATGGACTTCTACGATTAAGGAGTAGACCGTGGCAAGATACGTCCCATTATCAGAAGCAGAACTAAACAGTGAGAGTAGTATATTCTCATCTGTCGCTGCTGGCTTTGCATCAGGTATTCTTAAAACTGTAGAGGGTGTTGTATCTCTTGGTGCAGAACTCATTGACCTTGGAGCAGATTCTAACACAGCTGCAAGCGTTGAACAATTTTTTGATGACATAAATATATTTGAAGATACAGCACAAGATAGAGTTGCTGGTAAACTTGTAGAAGTATTCACACAGATAGGTATACCAGGAACTGCAGGATTTAAAGCTGCAACAAAATTAGCGGACAAAGCTATCAAAGCAAAAAAAGCTGGTAATTACGTAAATTCACGATCTAAATCTATTCAAGACGGTATGAAAACAGCTCAATCCTTAAACGATAGAATACCTGATAAGACAAAAAGATTTGTAGCGGGTGTATTTGGTGGTGCAGCCGGTGAAACTTTGGTTGCAGATGTAGAAGATATTGGAACGTTTGGTGATTTTTTTGATGGACCAACAGCGATAGATGATAGAGAATCTGTAGGTAGAGAGGAAGCAGGTAGAAGAATATTAAATAGATTAAAATTTGGAACTGAGTCTATATTTATTACACCTTTTGTATATGGTGTAGGCACAGGTGCAAAAGCTCTTGCTAAAAGAGGAAAAGATCTTGCATACAGCGATAGTGCATTTGAAAGATGGGTGGATAAATATATTGGCTCACCATTTAGACCAAGAGGTGATTTGCCAACAGAAGTTTTTGAGGCAGAGATGGCAAAGGCTGGACTCAAAGCAAGAGATACATTTAGAGCAAAAGAAATTGTAGAAAACATAACAAGAGAAGTAGATGAAATATTTCCTAGAACAGGTAAATTTTTTGATACGACTACAAATAAAGAACAAGTAGATTTTTATAAAAAAATAAATGATGTATTGTTTGAAGGTGATTTAAGTAAACCAATAAATCCAAAAGCGTCTGATGATTTAATTACATTATTAGAAAATAAAAAAGTATCACAAGATTCTATTACAAATATTGTAACAAATTTAAATAGTGCAAGAAACGAATTTACTAATTTAATTAATATATTAAACAGAAATGCAGGAACAAAAATTGCTGCAGGTGCAAAAGATTTACAGAAAATAATGAAAGAAAGAATAGAGGGATGGCTAGGTGGCACGTATAGAATATTTCAAAAACCAAGAGGTTTATTTAAATTATTTCAAAAATTTAAACCAACAGATGAGGCATATGCAAGATCTATAAATTTATTTAGAAGGTATCTTGCACAAACTGATACAACAAGAAAAACACCGGTAAAATTAGAAAAAGATTTATCAACTAAACAAATGGTGCCAGTTGGAACAGAGTACTATGAAAAGGCAAAATTTTTAGTTGACGATATTATTAATCAAGCACAAGTTAAAAAGAAACCTGGTGGTCTACCAGACATTACATATCAAAACGCCACTGCTATGTCTAAGAAAAAAACATTTGAAGGTATACCAGGTAGGGGTAGTAAAGTATTCAGAGAATTATTTGGTGAAATAGAAGACCCAAGATATTCTATATTTAATGCAATGACTAATTTATCTGCCGTTGCAAGAACAGCTACATATCTTGATGATGTTGCAGCACAAAATAGAAAAGTGCAACAAGAAGGTGGTAGAGGATTTTTTTGGGATAGTGAGGATATAGCAAAAGAGGCGGTGCAATCACCAACAACTGGTATTCAAATAGTAGAATTAGATACAGTGGTTCAAAAATTACCTGGTGGTAACAGTATCGCTAATCCATTGGCTGGTAAATGGACTACAAAAGAAATAGCTGACGGTATAAAAAATGCAAATGATATTGGCGCAGGTCTTACATCTGTTATTAGAGGTAGAGAAGGTGCTAATCCTGCAGAAAAAGCAGTGACATGGTTTTACAGAAATCTTTTATTATTTCCAAAAGGTATATCACAACTAGCAAAAACAGTTTTATCCATACCTACACACTTACGTAATTTCTTTAGTGCTGGTGCATTTGCTGGTGCTAACGGTATATTATTTGAAGGATTAACTAATCCTGGTCTATTAGCTAGAGCGTTTAGAGAAGGTGTAGATACATCTGCATTATTAAAATTAGGACCAAACTCTGCAGAGGCACAGGCAGCTTACAGAGAACTATTGGAGCTTGGTGTTGTAAACTCACAGGTGCAGATAGGAGATCTTATAAATCTGTTAAAAGACGCAACAGGTAATCCAGGTGTTGTATCTACAGATGCAATACTAAAACCTTTCATGACTAAATTAAAAAAATTAGGTCAATTCTTTCAAGGTAAATATGTTGCAGAGGATGATACATGGAAGATTACAAACTACGTTGTTGAGTTAGATAGATTAAAACAAGCTGCAATAAAACAAGGTGTTGAATTAACACCGGAGGCTATACAAGGATTAAAAAGAGAGGCAGCAAACATTGTAAAAAACACTGTACCAAACTATGCGTATGTTGGATCTGCAGTTAAAACTGCAAGAATACTACCAATTGGTAACTTTATGTCGTTTCCTGCAGAAATGATTAGAACAACAACTAATATTGCAGAACAAGGTCTAAAAGAAATGAGACACGTACCAGCTGCTGGAGAAGTAATTAGAGGTAGTAATGTAACTCCGTATGTTTTTGTAGAAGGTAAAGGTCTTGTTAAAAATAATAATCCTATGTATGGAACAGGATTTAAAAGATTATCAGGTATGGCCACAACATTGGTTGTTGTGCCACAAGTGGTTGTAGAGGGGGCAAAAGCTGTTTACGATGTTACAGAAGATGAGATAGCAGCATTACGTCAGTTCGTGCCAGAGTGGTCTAAAAACTCTACACTTGTTCCTATTAGAACAGATGATGGTGAATTACGTTACATAGATTTTAGTCACAGTAATGCGTACGATGTAATAGCTAGACCTTTTAGAACTTTGGTTAATAATATTATAGCGGGTGAAGCAACAGACCAAACATTATTATCTGGTTTTGTTGATGGTGTAAACCAAGCAGGTGCAGAGATAATGAATCCATTTATATCAGAATCTATTTGGACAGAAGCTGTAACAGATTTAACTGTTAGAGGTGGTAGAACAAGTGAAGGTAGACAACTGTACACGGACCAAACGCCAGCAGGAAACAAAGCTGCAATTAGATTTTTACATTTAGGTATTGCTCTTGCACCATCGTATAGACAGTTTCAAAGATTAGGACAAGCTGCTTTTGGTACACCGACAAAACGTGGTGATGAATTAAACATAGGACCAGAGTTAGCAGGATTTATGGGACTACGTCCTATCAAAGTAGATCCATTACAGTCTATGGGTTTTAAAATAGCAGAATATCAAACAGGTATTAGAAATGCTAGAAGAGAGTTTACCGGTGGTTACTTTGGAATATTAAGAGGTGGTAGAATAAAACCAAACGATGTTATTAACGCATACTACAATTCTAATAGAGCTAGATTTTTAGTTCAACAAGAAATGAACAAAAATATATCTGCAGCACAAATATTAGGTGTAAATAAATCTGCGTTACAAACTGAATTTAAAGATAGACAAATAAGTGATAGTGTTTTTAATAATTTAGCACGAGGTAGATTTGAACCATATTTTCCATCAGAAGATATACAACAAAGATTTGCTGAAATAGCTAGAAATCTCGGTGATCCAAATATATTTACTGAAGTAAGACCAACACTAAGATTAATGTTACAGGAGTTTAAACGTTTACCTTTAACGAGTTCTTTTGACTCTAATATAAATGACTTTTTATTTGAAGAAACACCATTAATACCATTACCACAAACAGGACAACCTATTGTTCAAGCTCAACAAACAGGGGCAATAAATGAATTGACACCAACAGAGGAAGCATTACTATCACCTGAAGAAAAAGTTATTGCGAGAAGAAACTAATGAAAAAATCTGCACTACAAAAAATAGAGGCACATGAGAAACTTTGCAGAATAATGCAAAAGCAAACGTTTGAACAAATAAAAGAAATGAAAGAACGTATTAGAAGAATAGAATACATGATCGTAGCTGGCATGGGTTCTATGATCTTAGCTTTACTTATGAATTACATGAAATAATATGAAACTTACACGAAACTTCAGCCTTTCAGAACTTATTAAATCAGA